TATGCTTTTAGATAGTGGTCGAATCTTGTAGTATACGCCGTCACGTGTGCGCGAATCACGCATGCCTTGTTCGTTTGTATTGCCTTCAATAGTGCGCACTGAGTACTTGCCTATCTTATCTACGATGCCTGTGTGGCCTATGCTCTTATACCTGCCCTTTAAACTTGAATATGCCAGCGTCATCACTAACACATCTCCATCATTGAAAGACTTTAAGAACTTGCCGCCATCGAATATCACATCTTTGCGGTTATAGGCAGTGGGTGACCAACCTGTAATTGTGTTGAGTATTCCACACTCATTCAACATAGCATGCACGAAATACGCACACCATGCGTGGCCTTTTTTCCAGCCACTTTCAATCATAAGTGCAGTGAATTGTGGGCTGTTAAAGCCCATATTATTACCGCCTTTCTCCTTTACACCTACATAGCTTGCAGCAGTTACCCTTACGCAGTAACCGTCATCAGCAAGTGAAGTATATACAGGAAGGCAGCAAAGTAGGCAAAGTATAAGCCCACGTATAACACTATCTTTTGCCATGTGCTCAAATCAGTTAGTGCCTGCTGTTTGATTTGTGCTGAGTAGACCATGCGTTGGAGTGTGCGAAAATTGAAATACAGCCCCATGAATACGACAAAGTTTGCCACAACCATGACAAGTGCGGCAAGAACTATATACTGGATGTATTCGGTGCTAATAAGTGCATCGCCGAAGTAGGTATAACTACCATAGCCGGCAAGAAAGAAAAGCAAAAATGCAAGCGGTATCGACCACACCCCGTCATAGAGTTGCAGCAGATAGCGCAGGGACTTAGGCCGTGCGTTACCGTTTAGTTTTATCTTGCTCTTTGGGTGCATTGGCTCTAAGTTTTAGCGAAAGTTCACGCTCATACTTGCGCAAACGCTCGGTATATTCTTGCTTTAAGTTCTTCTTATCACTCATGGTATTCGATTGATGATGTTACGTGAGTAAGTCGGCCTGTACGATGTAGCCGTGTTGCCGCTGCTGAACTGGTAATTGAGTGTATTGGTGACATCAGTTCGCGGTGAGCGGTCAGGCCATTGCGCTGTTTGATATTCAGGAAACAGTGAAGCGTTAGCGCACAAGTAATCGACGAGCAGTGTGGTGTAATGCTCTGCATTTTGCCTTGCACGGTCAAGCATGTCCTTCATAACTGCATCCGATACAGGCACAGTGTCCTCAGATTGACGCTGCACCAGTGTGCCATTGTCCATGCGGTACATCAACTGTGGCATAAGTTCAAGCATCACCCACCATAACAAAGGTTTTTGAATGTAGTCCTCAAGCAATGTTTGATAGTTGCCACTAATCGTACCCGCTGCTACATCGGTCTTAATCTTGTTCATTAGATCAGTTCCCAAAAATGGAAGTAGCCACTTATCCTGCGCCAAATACACAGCAGGATAGATTAGATTAGGGTCAACACTACCGTTAACCGTTGTATACTTCTTAACGAAGTTCTCTGATATTAAAAGTACTTCTGCCATAGTTTTTATTATTGATTACCGTAGACGGGATTAGTTGGTAAAAAGCCATTGTAAGGCATGTCCTCAGGCAGCTTTGCAACGAGTGAATTATTGCGCACCTTATAGCCCATACGTTCAGCCATGCTCACAGCGATTCTCTTTGCATCAGGGTCATTAGGGTTAATCTTTGCGCCCTTTGCATCTACATACACACGCTTCTCCCAAAAGTGTTTGCAGTTGCCGCCGCCTTTGTAAAACCAAATATCATAAGTGTCAGCACCTTCAGGCCCCCATCCGGGATTGACTGCTACATTTTCCATCGACACAATATCTTCCTTGCGGTATAGCTTGCCCGCCTCCATCATCTTCTTGCAGAATGGGCGCATATTATCATGAGTAAAACTACCTGCGTAAACGTAACGAGTAATAAAGTACTTGCCATCGATAACAGCATCCTGCTCGCTTTTAGCAGCAGGGCGGGCAGCTCCTGTACGTACCGCAAACTCGTGTTGAATTTCATCATCCGCATTGAACGAATCAATTAGAATCCAATCTGCGTTCTCATCCTCACCAAGCGCAATAAGTGCATCGCCTACTGTGCTTTCATCAACTTTTTTTTTTAGCTGCGTACTTGCAACGACTTCGCTAGGCTGTAAAGAACCCGCTATAACATCGGCAAAGATTGCATCAACAGTGGCCGCTGGTAATGTTGGGAACGCTGCCCCCACAATAGCCTTAGCACTTGTCACAGGCACAGCACCCGCAGCAGATTGCATAACGATGTCAATGAGTGAACTAATCTGCGCACCATTCAACGCCGTAGCAGCGACATCAGTTGTCGAGCCTGTTGCATTCGCATCGGTAACAACTGATGCCTGTTCTGCTACAAGTGGTGTGTTTGGTACAATTTCAAATGATACTCCCGGCAACTGATTGCTAAGGAGTTCTTCAATGCTCTTGTTAATCTTTTCCTGATAGGGCTGAATGACTTGTTTATTGAATATCTCAAGCCCCGTATTCATTTCATCTTTGTTACTACCAAATCCTGACGTTTCGCGAATACCAAACAGAAGCGGTGTTGTTACACGGTGTGCTGTTATAATCTTCTGCTGTGCGGTAGTATCCATAAGTTGATACTGTTTGTCAGCATCATTCACGGGAAATGGTGTTATCTCAGTCTTGGGTTGATCACGTTCGTTGAAGAACATTACCACCTTGCCCGCATTGCGTGCGCCGCTCATCTTGTTCTCCCAGTCCATCATCATCTGCTGCTTCTGCTCAGGTGTTGCCTGACCATTGTAGAAGTTTATAATGGTTGAAGGGAAAAGACCGTTGCTAATTTGGTTGATGTGGAAGATGCTTATCTGCTTGTCGAGTTCGATGTAGTTAATCGCACTCCAGTAGTCAGGGCGTGGGTAGCTTTGTGAGCCTGTATAGGTGAAGCACCAATATATTTGACGAGGCTCTTCGTTACGTGTGAGGTAATTATATTTCGGAATGAACTCAGGTGTATTCTTTTTCTTGCGAGTGTTTGACCAATCGTAACTGTGATAGATTCCGATTTCGTTCTCGTCATCCTGATTCACAGCAATGCGGCATTCCTCAAATGGCAGTGCATTCAACTTGCTGATTACAGTGCGGTCATTTGACCAAATCACTTCGATAAAGAAACCGCCAAATAATTTCAAGTCATGCGCACACGCATACGTCAATTCATCAATCTTGAGTGCGTCAAGTTCAGCCTGATATTGCTCTGACTTAATACCCTTCCCGGCTATCATGTCACCGATTGCCACGATAAGCGAACCATGCACGGGCGATTCATGCGACAAGTCACGCAAGTACTGCGGAAAGTCGTTAGTTGCTCCGTAGTTAATCCAACCTTTGCGGTCAATCTTTTCAGCATCTGACTTAGCAACGTACTCGCTAAGTTTTAGTGATACAATATTTGATTCGTTATGGTTCATAGATTATATCATTTGGTATTATACTAGGTGGTACATCAAACCAAGTGGTATTGTCAGTCAAAACTACATAGCCGCGTTCAACAATGCCGACTACTGCGGCGTTTGTTGGGTTGATATTTACAGCTGAGTTTTGTCCGTACACTTCGTAGCGATACCTGCCCGCTAATGTAAGACCAACCGTAGTAACTGATAGCTGTGTAATACGCACATTTTCATTCACAATCGTTGCCACCTGCGCTAGCGAATCTCCTGCCGTGCTATTTTCCTCATGCGTTAGCACAATCAAGTAATGTGTAAAGGCTGTTGCATAGTACTGCCGAGCCTCATCTAGTGATAGATATATAGTCTGATTCGCTGTATTTACTGGGAGATATATCATATCGTCTATATTGAAAGGGGGCAGCTATTACACCACCCCCTTCTTAATCAATGAAAAACACAAAAACAATCAGCAAGCACGATTAGTAAGCGGGGCTTACTGTAATTCCTGCGAAGTTGTCGAATGGCACAGTGGTGAATGGCTCAAGGTGTACCGCTGGTGCAAGTTCTTCTGCAACCAATGTAACCTGATAACCCATAAGGTCAGCCTTTTGAGCACCTGATTGAACGGTACCAGCAGTCAGCTGTGCTCCTTCACCTGCACCCACCAACAAGATTTGGTCATCGTTAGTGCGTACAAATACAATCATCTTTGCTTTTGCAACGTTCAAGAATTCGTTGCGCATGTCTTGGTTCAACTTACCGAAAGTCCATCCCACTTCCTGTGAGAAAAACAATGTGCCCGTCTCAAGATTCTTGTTGACAGTTTCAACGTAAGAACCTGAGTTACGGAATGGCACATAACGGTAGATAGTTGCAGTAGGCAACGCGTCAACTTCGCCATCAGTACCACCGTAAGCGATACCTGTTTCAAAGTCTTCGTAGTTAGCAATCAATACTTCTTTGACACCTCCGATACCTTCAAGGCATCCGAGTGTAAAACCTGTTGTTAATTCACAAGCCATGGTATATAGTTTTAAAAGGGGGCTGTTACACCCCCTCTGTTATTAAAGATTATGCTCCCCAGTAGGTGATGTCTTCACCAACTGCAATCTGCGCACCGAGGTAGAAACGCGCACCGTAGCGAACGTTCTGCGATCCATCCAAGTTCTGCATGTCCAAGATGAACACTTCGTTCATTTGGTTCTCCTGCCAAGTACCGAGCATCAAGTTGCTAGGTTGAGCGAAGATGATGTTGTTTGCAGTCATACCCGGGCAAACGTAGATTTCGTACATACCTACGAAGCGACGGCTAACCTCAGGACCACCTGTCAAGTACCAACCGTTACCCGCAGCGATTTGCGCTTGCATGTAAGATTCCCATGCAGCCTGTCCCATGTAGATAGCTGGCTTTTCAGCAGCACCTTTAACAGCAGCAGGGGCAGTGTTGATTACGTCCCAAATGGTAGCGATGATGTTAGTGTCATTAAGTGCACCTGAACCCGCAGATACAGCACCTGAACCACCTGCCTTAATCAATGTTTCAAATCCGTCGTACTGACCAGCAGTAGCGTTAACACCTGACCACATGATTGTTTCGTTGGCAGCAGCGATACCACCTACCAAACGACCGATGATAGCGTCTTGGATTTGTGTGTTTACACGTCCGCTCATTACGTCAGCAGTAGTCCAGTCAATGAAAAAATCCTTTTTACAGATTTGACGTTGAACTTGGAACTCTTCCAAAGTCAAGATGCGCTCAGTCAAAGTGATAGTACCTGTAGGGGTAAAGTCACAAGTGCCAGCGGCAAAAGTTACAGTGTCATCAATTTTACGTACTACTGATTTGTAAGGTACGTTAGGCTTCATTGTCACGTACTGAGTAGATACGTTAGATAGCAGAGCCTTTGCTACTATCTCACCTGCCAGCTCGCCGGCATAGGTTGTAGTTAAACTAGTTGTAGTTGGCATATTAATTTACTTTTTTTTATTCTTGATTATTTGCTTTGTTTGTTACGGATATTCTCCATGAAGTCAGCGAAGGAGTTACCATTCGATGCTACAACTGGAGCCGCATTCTTTTTAAATTCTTGAGACTTAACGCTAGGAACGGCAGGGGCTTTTTTAACTGAGGCAAGCTCAGCCTTAACAGCGTCCGTATCTTTCTTAGCAGATTCAACAGCGGCAGCAAGCTCAGTCTTTTCAACTTCAAGTGCTGCGATGCGCTCAGACAGTTGACCGATTACGGCAACGAGATCCTCGCTGCTCATTTCAGTTGACTGTTCTTCGCGTTCGATTTCAGAAATGATACCGTCCGTGGCTACGTAAACTTTCGTTACGCCATCCTCAAGGATGTATTCGCCCGCAGGAACTGGTACAGGATTGCCTTTGGCATCTTGCGTGTAGATGTCAACGCCAACTGTCCACTCATCCGCAGTTGAGTAGATTTTGGTGCCGTCAGCAAGTGTGCCTTCTACGGCAAACTTTACCTCCGTTGCAGTCGCTTCGGCTGCGTCAGCTGATTCATCTTCA